TGAAGGACACTACAAGATATGGGAAGAACCAGACCCTAATAAGTTATATGTAGTTGGGGTTGATATATCAGAAGGGGTAGGTATAGATGCTAGTGTTATACAGATACTTGATATAACTGATTTAAAGGCTATAAAGCAAGTAGCTGTCTATCATAATAGAATAATAGCTCCTCTTGAATTTACTAATAAGTTACATTCTATTTTAAGAAACTGGGGTAATCCTCTTGCCTTAATTGAACGTAATAATTGCGGCGCTCAAGTAGTGGATAGATTAGTTTTTGATATTGGTTACGAAAAGGTCGTTTCTTATGGGGCAAAAGTAGCTAATAGAGATAAGGTTCAGATGGGTATGATTGCCCACACTAACACCAAATATAAAGGTGTTATGAATATGAGGTACTTTGTCAATGAGGTTAAAAGTGTTGAATTTAGAGATTTAGATACTCTTAAAGAGTTAAAAGACTTTGTTAGGCATCCTAATGGGGTATGGAAAGCAAGAGGTACAACGCATGACGATAGAGTAATGTCCTTGATATATGCCTTGTTTATACTCGAGAAAGAAATTACTGAAAGATTCTTTGATATTTTAGAGCTTGATATATACGGTAAGCCTGTTGCTATTGAGCCTATGGACTTTGGTTTGAAGATGTTTGAAGATCCTACCTCAATATATCTTGATAATGAAATTGCAGGTAGTAGTACCGCAGGATTAGGAGCAGTAGTATTTGGTATGGAAGATACGGAAGATACTAGCGACCTAGATGATCTAATATCAACTGGTTGGGTTCAGCTAGGTTAATTCTAAATATAAGTATGTCTTCTAACTTTTACCAGCAGTCAACTCTCAACAAGTCTCGTGCAGATAAATTTCGTATGGTGTTTACCATACCGGTCGCTTTACGTAAAATAAACAAAAAACAGGAAAGATCAAATTTTACTATAAAGGAAGACTCGATGCAGCTATCTGTTTACGGTACTATTGTTCCAGAAATAGTTGTACCAGCTCTAGAGATAAGATATACCGGTAGCACTCTCTACAATTCAACTCACTCTAAAAATCCATACCCACCAGTAACTGTAAACTTTACTATCGATAATGAATATAATAACTACTGGGTTATATACAAGTGGTTAAATTTATTACACGATGAGAAAACTGGTACATTTGACAAAACTAATCTTATAGGTGACGATGTATTTCTTGATTACCAAACTAATATTTCTATTTATGGTCTAGATGAATACGAGAATAATAGAATTAAGTTTACCTATACAAAAGCTTTTCCAACGGGCATAGGTGGTATAACATATAACTACCGTGATGGTTTAGAGATACAGTCAGCGTTTACATTCGTATACTCGCAGCTGCATACAGAACTTTTAAGTACATAAAAACGAAAACATGACTGCAAAAACATAAATATTTGTATGTCAAAACGAATGATACAATCACCAGGTGTGGAGATCAATGAGATAGACCTATCTCTTAGACTACCGACACCTGCAGGTACTACAATATACGCAACAGGATTTAGCGATCAAGGTCCAGTCGATGAAGTTGTTCAGGTCTCAAGTATTAATGAGTTTGAGCAAATTTACGGTCTACCTAAAACACCAGCTGAAAGATACTTTTACCATACAGTAAAGGCTTGTACTAGTTCACAAGCAAGATTACTAGTTAATAGATTACCTTATGGTCCTAGTACTGGTAACGGGTTTGGATCATATGTATCGGTACTAGCTTATCCTGCCGCTGTTACCAAGACTGAATATGCACCTACGGCAGTAGTCGGTGCTTTAAGTGCTACTGGGGTATTTACAACACTGGATACCTTTTCTGATTCTGGTAACTTGTCGAGCGAATTGACTTACTTCTTAGGCGCTCCAAGACATCTAACATTAACTCAAACAGAGTATAGTCAGCTAATAGCTGGAAGTTTAGTAACCTGGAGTGATGTACCTGTACCTGGCGGGACACCAAGCAGTCCTGCACTATATATCGGCGGCTCAGCGGTTATCGTAGTTAACAAAGGTCAGTCTACAATTAATAATCAAGGTCACGGATATTATATTGGCATTACAGACAACACAGCAATAAACCCTGCAAGTGCTTACAATGCTATACTTAATGCATATACTACATCAATATCAGGAGGATCAGTAGGGTTAACTAAAGCAGATCTTACAAAAATACCTACAACTCGTTTAGATTTTGCTCTTTCTGCAGAACCTGGGTTTATTCAGAACAGTGTTTCACAGGTCATGGAAGAGGAGATAGTTACCTACGATATTGGTACAAGGTACTTTGATGATACTCTTAATCTTGGAATATTCAAATTACGTCAATCAGTTTTTTCTAATAGCCAGGATAGTAACTCTCTTAACTATATTATTGAAGAAGGTTATAATGGTTCTATTGGATATGACCGTACACGTCCTAATAATGATGGTCCTGCTACTAACTTCTTTCTTGAGAATGTTGAGAGCGGCTCTCGTAATATTGATATATTAGTTAATTCCTTCGTTTCAAATGTAAATTCTTCTGTACCTCTAAAAGCTGATGGAACTCCTAAGAGAAGAATAAGAGTTCTATCTCAGCAACTTAAAAACATAACACCTGCAGGAGGATCATTAGTGATTGGTGCTTCTTCATCACAACTTACAACCTTCGAGAGTAACTTAGGAACAGCAGACGCTTTATTTCCTCTTGGAGCTTATACTGATAGTAGTAACAGTCGTAAAGTTATTGGTGAGATACCCGCTAAAGTAGAGAGAGCTCTTGAAGGTATTCGTAACTCAGATATCTACGATGTAGATATACTTGTTGAAGGTGGTCTCGGATCTATCTACACTACAGTTAAGAGAGATAATGTTACTCCTGTTGAGTACTTCAATGATACGGATTATGTAGCTGCTATTGACGGCTTAAGAACATCAAATGATCTTTCTTCTAACGTTGCTCGTAACAACTACACCTCAGTATTCAATAAGTTCGCTAATTTCGCAGGACCACCTAAAGATGGTGGTCGTGGCGATATACTATTCTTAGCTGACCCTCTACGACAGATTTTAGTTACTGGCAAGGATTCTAAAATCTTGGCAGATAAGACCAAGATATTTACCAGAGATGTTTATTGGGCTCTTAGACACCAGTTTGAACTAGCTAATACCTCGTATGCCGCAACCTATGCTAACTACTTAAAGGTGTTAGATGATTCAAGTGGTGTTTTTGTATATGCTCCACCATCTGGTTTCGTAGCTTCGAAGATTGTAGCAACTGATTCAGAAATAGGGCCATGGGGCGCACCTGCTGGATTTAACAGAGGTATACTTACAAATGTAGTTGACGTAGCTATTACTCCTAATCAACATCAACGGGACAGCTTATATCAAATTAATATTAATCCGATTGCTACTTTTGCTGATCAAGGCATTGTAGTTTTTGGTCAAAAGACTTTGCTTAAGAAGCCAAGTGCATTCGATAGAGTTAATGTACGTAGAACATTCCTTTATCTTGAGAAAGCTACAAAGTCGGTTATGAGATTCTTCATATTCGAAAACAATACTTTATTTACACGTGCTCGGGTTATAAACACTCTTACCCCTTTCTTTGAAAGAGTAAAAGCAGCTGATGGATTATATGATTTCTTAATTGTTTGTGATGAAAGGAATAATACTGCCGAAGTCATTGATAATAATGAGTTAATTGTAGACATATATCTTAAACCAGTAAGAACAGCAGAATTTATTAGAGTCAACTTCTACGCAACACGTACTGATGCTAACTTTGAAGAGTTGGTTAACGGTTAATTTAATTAAAAAATAATAAATAGCAGCATTATTAATAATGCTGCTATTTTTTTGTAATAATCCTCTGTAAAGATATAAATAATAATATGCCTGTAAATCAAAACATTCAAAATTTTTATAGAGTCGCTGCTTCACGGGACTTCTCTCGTGACTTTCTATTTCGTGTGACAGATCTAAAGCTAGATGGTTTACCTGCTATGAACGAAGAGCAGCTCATTTATGCCAAAGCTGCTTCCCTACCAGGTAGAAATATTACCAATGTATCTGTACCATTCATGGGACTACCTCTTAATGTACCAGGTAATGTTACCTATCCTGGTTCAGAAGGTTATTCTCTTAACTTTTTCCTAGATGCAGATAGTTCTTTAAGAAATTATTTTGAGACTGCCTCACGTAATTTGTTTGACGATCAAAGCTCAACCGGTGCTTACGGTACTCCTGATGATAATTCTTACATAACACTAGCTCAGCTCGATAAAAATTTAGACATAATTTCTAAGTATAAGTTAATAGGAGCTTCTCTAAGAAATATTAACAGTATTGAGTATACTATGTCTGCTGGTACTGGTCAGACTGTTGACGTTGGTGTTACTATTGCTTATCACTTTTACGTCAATCAATAGATTGACCTTAAATATATAAGTGTCAACATCACCTATACGTTCTAGATTAGCGCTACATCAGGAGTGGATAAGTGACTTACCGTTAAAGTTTCTATGGACGGTAAGTTTTTCAACGCGAACAGGTAATAGCACTGCTGAACTCGGCAATAATATAAGCAGAGTGCTACAGAAGTATGAAAGACGAGACTTAAGATCTTGGAAATTAAATTCTAATCAATTAATAGATCAATCTGACCCCTCCGGTACTTTCGGACTTCTAGTAGCGCAGACTATAGCGTTTCCTACTGAGTCATATAGTATAAAT